TCTGTGACCCGTAATTTTGCTGCCCCGGAACAATTTCTTCAAATTTTGTTCGGTTTAAATCTGCGTAACCTGACCGCACATCTCTGAAAGGATTATTTAGCTTGGAAAGCTCCACGAAGTTTTCAGGCAAGGTTATGCCTTTTTCTTCTGCAATCCTCTTGGCATCTGAAAAGAACCGCTGATCTGCTGCCTGTGTAGCTTCAGCAGAACGGTTAATGGCTGAAATAACCCTTGATGGGTCTTTCATGTACATTTTTGTGTATTCTTCCCGCGCCTTGTCATCAATAGGGCGGTCAAGAACATTCTTATACAAATCTACAACAGCAAGTTCAGCCGACAATCTTTGGTCTGGCGCAGTATTACCCATGACACCCTGATATTTAAGGGCGTCTATATCTTCTTGAGTAGCTTTGCGGCCAAGATTCGTTTCAACCCAAGACGCAGTAGCTTCCGGCGTTGCCATTCTAGGCATCGTTCTAGGATTTACAACTTCTGGCTGTGGCTGCATTCCTTGCATATTAATCCTTAGGGTTTACTGCACCAACAACGGCTTCTGCCCAGTCCATCCAATTATCAAAGACGTAAGGCCCCGGGATACCCTCATTGGTGAAGACATCAATTGCCTTTAAACCAGACGCCCATTCCTTCCAGTCTGTACTGTCGTTAGGAATAGACAACTGTTGTGTCGCATATAATTCACACATTAACGACGCCCAAGACACAAATGTATGCGCCCTTGGATCATAAACAAGCGAGACGTCAGACATTAATAACCCCTTACGTCGCCGACATTTGCACTTAATAACAACCGGCCTAGCTGGTAATCCCCGCCAGATACGTTAGAAACAAACTTCAGGCGGAACTCACGCCGCTGTTCACGAATGTCAATCTTGTTTGTGGTGTCTGTAAATGGATACGCAGCACTTTGCTCATCATCAGACTGCGCATAAGGACGGCCAGTTACGTACATCTCCATAAGCCCAGTCTGAATAAAGTCAGGCTCAACACGCTCAACGTGTAACCAAACATTATCCCCAACCGGAGAAGGCTGTGATGGGCCACCACCTACCCAACCAAGGTCAGACGTCTCAAAGTAGCTCTCAATTGCATTAACAGAAACTCCGCGAATGTCATCTGTTCCAAACTCATGCTGCCACAAGGAAACATAATCCATCAGCGTGCTGACAGATAAAACAAATCCTGAACCAACAGGGATAGATGCGCTTAAAGAATCACCTGCCGTATAACCCGTTCCATGAGCCGTAATAACGACAGCAGTCACAATCCCGCCTGCAACTGTGATCGTGGCAAAGGCACCCGTTCCAGTGCCTCCTGTGAGGGCTGTATTCGTGTAGGTGCCGTTTGTATATAAACTACCAGCGTTTGATATGGCAACTGCATTGACACCACCAGAGGCATTAATAGTCCACTCGGCATTAATTGGGAAGCGGAAAACCTGAGAAAAGAACCCAGCAGAACGAGCAGCACCCGGAGCAAATCCAGCGTCGTACCAAATATTCTCACGCACATTATAGATAATGGCGTTATTACACTCCTCTGAGTCGCCAGAAGGGTAGAACCACCAGATCTCGCCATAACGAGGAACCTTTGTTACCCAAACCTTCTGCCGTTGGGCATAGTTCAGATTGTCAAAGAAATAGTTCTGGTTCATTGTATTAGGAACTTCCTTGACAACACCGTTGTACATAAGGAAGCGGTCAACACCACACCAATAATAGATACCGTCATATTCAATCACTGACTGAGACGACAGAATAGAAGACTGGCTAGAAATGATGTCATAACGCCAAAACAACTGAGTTGCTACACCACCAACAGTAATGGTTGTTGGGTTGTAAGAAACCCTAATTAGGGAATCTAAAGACCAAAACAGGCCAGAGGGCGAGTTAGAACCACCACGTACAGGCAAACCCTTAACAATCTTATTGCCTGCTACGTTGTTTTCGTTAGCGTCTGCGCTAGTCCAATTCGTTGGATCTCCAGCGGCACAGTTCTTAATCAACCCATTATTGCCATAAACAAAGACATAAGGATGCAAAACGACTACCCCACCACTGACCTCAATGTCGTTGGTGCCGTCATTCATTGCCGCCATTGTCGTACCAGTAATGTCACCAATCAAAACAGGCGTATTGGTATCGCTTGAAATATCTGAAAGGGATTGGCTAGGATGCGCTACTAACTTAGCCTGACCCGCGCCAGTAGTATCGTAAAACGTATCAAATTGCCATAGATTATTTGCGCTGGCAGTAAAGTCAGTCAGCGTAAAGTCAGAGATCCCTGACCCAGTTCCTGTGTTCGTAATAGGAAGGACTTGCAAGCCATCAGAATAGCCGTTAAAGACGTAATTGAAGTTATTCTGAGGGTTGACATAGATTCCCCTAGATGGGCCTGCCAGAGAGGCTGTAATTTGCCTATACCCTAATATCTTACGTGGGCGGGATCTTTGGAAGCGAACCCAGCGACCATCGTTGTAGAAAGTCTTATCAAGGACAGTTCCATCTCGTTGGATACCGGCAGCAGTATCTAAGGCAAATACTTTCTTTGTCATGTGAACACTCCACCGGAAATACCGCCAGAGAATGTCCCTGTACCCGTTACCTGAACCCCTGTTGCAAGAACATTCATCCTTTGTGTTCCTAAGACAGAAACAGCAAACTGACCAGCGCCGGGTCTGTACGCACCTGTACTTGTCTCTGCGGCAAAGTTCAATGAAGGCGTCCCTACCGTTCCATTCAACAAGCTGACAACCGTAGCGCCTGCCTGAGTCGTATTAGCGTTAAGGAAGTTCGTGCCATCACAAATAACCGTAGCCTGCTGCCCCGGAGGAATAACAGCGTTAGCCCCGCCGACTACATTTGTGGTCAGAGTAAGTGAATAACCGCCATCAATAGTCTGATTACTAACGACATAAAAATTGACTGTAGGAGGATAAATAACAGTAACATTGCCAGTTAACGTCCCTACATATTGTTGAATGGTGTTTGCCGCCTCAGAGGGCGTTAACGTGTAGCTACCTGTAACGACAGGCTTAACAAGCGCCGTAAATACAAATAAGTTGCTAACACCGTAACCAATCGTAATAAACGCAGATCCCGTGCAAATGATGAACGCAGACTCGTCTGGGGCAAAGGTTTTTGTTAACTGGCCGTCAATTAGCTCTGTGCCATTACAATCAATGATGACGGAACCAGTACCGTTATTCTTAAACAACGTAAACCAATTGTTCCCAACAGAGGCAGCAGAAGGCAAATAGATCGTGCCCGCACCGCTAGACCATACCTTAGCCTGCGCACGGTCAGAAGCTGCAAACGTAGCCCCGTTAACGATAGAAGAGGCTGGATGGCTTTGATTCAGGGTGCTGGAGATAGCCAACAGCCCGTAACCCTGCAACGTAGCAGCGTCAGCAGAAGAGGTTCCAGCCCCAAAGGCAATAACCCCCCACGTACCGCTTACCGTAGCGTTATTCGTCAGGTAGATATACTGAGCCTGACCTGCCGAAATAGACAGGATAGTCGCACCAGTGCTTGTCTTTACTGTAAAGGTATTAGCGCCAGTATTCCTAATTAGGGCGTCTGTACCTACAGAGGTCTGGTTGCCCGGAGGCATTGTTAAGCTCAAACTACCTGCGGAGGCCGTAATATCCATGATACGAGCAGCATAGTTGCCAGTCGCATTGCCGTTAATAGGCCAGCTTAATGTTGTATCCGCAGATAGCGTAAACCCACGGTAACTTACGTCCGTGGGCTGAATTACGTCTCCGGTAAACGGCGATACATAGCTCATTATGAATCCATCGCAATAGCTTGACGGTCACCAATACGCTGCAAGTCTTCTGTCTTCAGGGTATTAATGATCAAGTCGTATTCTGCCCGCCACATTGCCATGCGCTCGTCGTTCTTTAGGAACGGCATAGCTTGAAGGAGGGAGCCATAAAGCATAGCCTGCGGGGCATATTCAGTGAACCAGTTCGTCTGGTTCGAGACATCCAAAGGCTGTACACGCTCATAGTACAGAACCTCAAAGGTATAGGCAGCGGCAGGCGTAGGAGCTATTAGCCAGTGCGTATAGTCGTAGTCTGCGTAGAACTTAGGAACATCTTGAAGTGTGGCTTCAGGCCAATATTCACGCAGGTATTCGTATTTACGCAGGAAGACAGGACTCTTTACCCCAGCTACCGTTACGTTCATGGAAACTGTTTTGTGCCATCTTGCAGGCTTTGCAATAACTGGGTTACCCTGAACCATTGTGCTTTCGTTGACAGTCAGATTACCCAAAAACTTGATCTGGGAGGCAATAACCTGCTCTGCCAGCATGATAAAGGTAGGGATCTTGTCAATCGTAGCGGTGTCAGTACGCTCGAGGTAGCTCTCGATGTCTGCCGCTAAACTCGTGTACGTCATCACAGCAGCCATTAGAAGCCACCTTTTGGTTGGTATTTCGTTGCCATTTTAACCCTCAAATACGTCTATAACAAGTACAAAGCTCTTTCGTCCTTGCGACGGGTTACTAAACCCTTTAAGATCTTGCCGCCTGCCTTTGTATACTTCAGGAATTCCTCTGCCGCACCATCGTAATCACCCCGGTTATGCTTCTGCCGTAAGGTGCTTCTTTGTAAAGTTCCTAGCCCAAGGTTGAAGCTAAAGCTGACCAATGCGTCCAACTGCCCTTGAGAAGTAATAACAGGGCAATACTTGGATACACCTCTGATAAACCTCTCAAGATCCTTAGCAAGTACAGCATCAGCTTCCTCTATCGTAAACTGCCTGTTCCACCCCTCTGGTATCGGCAGAGACTTCCTCTGCTCTAACGGGATCCTTGTGTGGTTCGGGTCGCACACATGCCCAACAAGGCATGTCCACAAAAGAGCCGGACAACGGTAGGGACGCAGCCTGATTCCTTCGTGGTGCCGCACCATCTTTAAGCATTTGGGGCTGACGTTCATTTTTGATACAAACTTTCTAAAGCTTTTATATGGTCTGAACCAACAAAGTAGACCCCTTTAGGTTGCGACAGAAGCCACATATCACGATAGTTATTGGCTTTATCTGCCATTTTCTTTGCCGGGGTATTACCAGATTCCCACATAGCCTGTTCACCTTTGCCTATAAACTTATCTACATTCCCTTTAGTTGCTTGGGCGCGGCTTAGTTGCAAATAGTCATCACCCATTTCTTTTAAAAAACTTACCAAAGTATCTGCATCAAACCGCTTATTCTTAAAATACCCAAGGTCATTTTGAGTTCTTAATATGCGGTCAAAAATAGTCCCGTTCCCCACTAAAATCTCTTTTTGCTTATTTTCTGCTGTGTTGGTAAAAATAACAAATAAGAAATGTTTTGGGTAACCTTTGATGTTTTTAGCAATTGCGTCGTCCCACGAACCTTTATAACTTACACCGTGTATCTTATCGCCACCATTACCCTCATACCATGCGCCATATTGCGCAATGGCAGATTTAACTTTTGGAGGTAAGGTGGTTTGCTTGCCATGAACTTGGCCTACAAACATCAAGTTAGGTCTAATCTCTAACAATTTCATTGTGGGCACCTGCGCTCAAAGTCTTTCCGCTTTAGTATCAACTGACTGTAGCTTGTCTCTGGGTGGGCGTTGGAATACTCCCGCTGTGCCATCTCTACGCAATCTGCGTGCTTATCAGCACAACCCATCAAAGCAACAAGGAACAGTAGCCGTATCATTTGCCAAACGCCCTTCCCCCAAAATGGAAGGCGATTATTGAGGCAAACAAGGCTTGAGTCTCATCATCCCAAAGCTGATCTGCGAGGATGTCAAAAGATACATTGTTATTAACACCGTGAATGTACAGACCAACGTCAATTGCCACCAGCAAGAAAAAGAAGCCAAACGTGATGATAGGACGCACACCTGCACGGAGGTTCTTCATCCACTGGCTGGTACCCTCATTCAAGCTCATATCATGGGCGTAGATAGCCTGCATTTCAGCTTGTTGGGTACCCATTAAGGTTTGCCGAGTATCTGCCTCAGACTGCACCTTAATCTCATCAAGGCGTATCTCTTCAATCTTGGCCTGAGCAGCAAAGCCAGCAGCAGCCAGTTGTAGCTCACGCTCGGTTTGCATGGCTGCTAACTTTAGCTCATGACCCTTATCTGCACGGTCTTGGAAGAAATCCAGAATCTTAGGTAAGCCACCCATTAGAAAGCTTACTAAAGTTGAAAGAAGTGTCAGCATTAATCTTTGCCCCCGTTTTTGAACATCCACCAGACTGCGTACATGATAAAGCTACTGATTGACACGCCAAACACCACCGCCAACCACTCTTGAATGTTTTGGATACGCTGCTCTTTCTTACGCTCAATCTCCCGCAGGCGCATACGCTCCAGCCTAGCCTCTTCCTCTATTGCATCTCTACGATCTTGAATGATGGCATCCCGCCGTTGGCACATCTCTTCGTAAAGACCAGACTCGTTACCACTGCCGTAGATAAGAGCCTCACGAAGCTCAACTTCCATTTTGAACAGTTGCCTGCTGGCGAACATTGCGTCTAAAGCCTCGGCAGTAGCGTCTTTTTGTTTACCTAACTTCTTGTCATGCTCCTGCTGGACTACCGCAGCCTGTATCTCACCCTGCGCAGTAAAGAAGGCACTAATGTCGTGATAACACTCCTGTACCTCTTTACCGAGGGCGATTGCCTCTTTTACGCCAGCAACTGCCGCCTTGGCTATTGCGAACGCCGCACCGACAGTTATTGGATCCATACATTGTTATTCCATTATCTTAGTAGCAGTAGCTGCTGAAATAGCGTTAACAGAAACAAGGAAATCAACTAACTCTTGTGCCGCCGCTTGAACAGCAGGCAACTCAGCTTTGACTGTTTTGATTTCAGAAACTAAGTCGTTATCCCACTTAGTCTTCTCAGCCAAAGTCATGGCATTACGGAAGTTAGAATCAGTCCATTGACGCGGAGCAGGAGGCGCAGGAGGAACTGGCTCAGGCTTTACCAAAGCACCATTTACCCAGCCATCCCCGTTTGTAGCGTCATCAGGCACCTGTGTGTCGTAGAACTTAGCAACGTCTGGGTGATAACACTCGTTAGGATCGCCATGACATACATCACGGACTCTATCGTTTTCTATCCATGCGTATTTCATGATTAATACCCTTCCGTCCAATAAAGAACAATAATCCCCACACCAGCTGAGTCCCCACCGGAAGCACCGCCACCACTGCCGCCAGCAATACCACCATCACCGCCAACTGAAGCGCTTCCGCCGCCACCGCCGCCGCCACCACCAAAGCCACCAGTGGCTCCCTTTACGGAGCTAGTATAAGCACCCCCGCCACCACCACCAAAACCACCCGTCCCGGGATTACTGCTAGAACCTCCGCCGCCGCCACCAATACCACCTGCGGCGCTAGAACCACCTCCACCACCAGTAAGTGAGCGTGTTGTCAAAGCAATAAAAGGCGATTCTAGTTGAAAAGATGTCCCAGCAACACCGGCAGTACCTCCGACCCCAATTAAACCGACGCCTCCTGCACCAGTAGTGACGGCGGTAACTGATGGTGCATTCCCACCAGTACCGCCACCTCCCGAGGCTGCTGCTGCCCCTGTTCCAGTGGCGGTTCCTCCACTCGCAAGAGAACCAGCACCACCACCACCACTAGCTGATGCGGTGGTTCCAGAAGTGCCGCCACCGTTCCCACCAAAACCTCCGCCTCCAGCACTATTGGGGCCAGAAGAATTGTTTCCGCCAGAGCCGCCAGTACCATAGAAAGAACC